TAAAGTTAGTGGTAGTGGTACAGTTCACGTAATATTCTAAAATGAATAAACTTACAAAATGGTTAGTAGAATCAATACTGACCGAGGCACCAAGAGTCCCAAGAAAAAAAGGACAACATCGTGGCTCCAAATCTCATTCAGATTTATACACGGATGAAAACCCAAAAGGAACCATCAAGGGTCTTAAGTTTGCTACCGTAAAAGATGCGCAAGCGTCGGTAAGTAAAATTAAGTCGAGTGGTCGTTCCCACGCACACAAGATACAAGCTGCAGTAGCTATGGAACAACGTGCTCGTGAGATGGGTAAAAAGTCACAAGCCGCCGTGTATCGTAAATACATCAATCAGATGAAAAAGAAAACTAAAAAGAAGAATGAGGATATTAACATACCTGTAAAAATAGGTGATACTATTCTTACTGGTAGGTTTAAAAATAAAAAGGTTGTAGTCAAATCAATCGATAAAGATGACCACGGAATGCCAACTATTAATGGTAAAAAGGTTACAACATTCAGAATACTAAAACAAGAAGAAAATATAAACGAGGGTGTTAACGATCCTGGTATATTCAAAGCTGTATTTCTTGCTGGTGGGCCAGGTAGTGGTAAGACTTATGTAGCTAAAAATTTATTTGGTATACCTGAGCGATTAAACATTTCTATGAGTGGTATGAAGATGATAAACTCAGATAAAGAGTTAAAGTTTCTTCTGAACAAATACGGATTCGGTACAGATTTAGATAAGATGCCAGATGAGTTGTTTAAAGATTTAACATCTAAAGGTCAGAGTGGTTTAAGAGATTATGCCAAATCACTTACTAAACAAAGAATGAAGTTGTATCAAGATGGTAAGTTAGGTATGATTATTGATGGAACGGGTCATGATTATGGTAAGATAGCTAAGATGAAAAGAGAATTACAAGAAGATGGTTACGATACCTATATGGTATTTGTTAATACCTCTCTCGATGTAGCACAACAACGTAATCAAGAACGAGATAGAATATTACCACCAGATTTATTAGAAAAGAGTTGGAAAGGTGTTCAAGCTAATCTCGGTAAGTTTCAGAATTTATTTAAATCAAATTTTCTTATTGTGGATAATTCTAAGTTTTTAAAACCAAATGTAGCTCAGAAAAAGTTTGCTTCACTTGTTAAAAAAGGCGTTAGTAAGTTTACAAAACAACCAATTAAAAATAAAATAGCAAAGAGTTGGATTAAAAAACAACAAATATTAAAACAGCAAGGTCTTTCAGAAGCTTTTGCAGTTAGAGGTAACAAGATAGAAAAATTCATTACTGGTAAGAATCTCACACATAAGGGTAAAAAGTATAAAGAGATAGAGTTTGAAACTATTAAAGTTGATAATCCTAAAAAATTGGTTACACTAAGAATTTTAGCACCAAGAAAATTATTTGGTCAAGAAGTACCTGTGAGATTTCAAACACTTAGAAGAGGCCCTTTTCTTAAAACCGATACGGGTAAAACAGAGACTTTTAGTTTTGACGGAACAATCCCATCACCAAGTAGAAAAATGGTAAAAAAGATGAAGAAGAAAGGGAACACTTCAGTTCCTTATGGTAGTGGTTATGAAAAAATAAAAGAGGACAGAACTAAAATCAAAAAAGTAGTTGGTATCTATGGTGGTAGATTTCAACCATTTGGCCCTCATCATAAAAAAACCTATGATTGGTTGAAGTCAAGAGTAGATGATGCTTACATCACTACATCAAATATAAAACAACCACCAAGACATCCTATGAACTTTAAAGAAAAAGTTCGTCATATGGTAAAGATGGGTATACCAAAAAATCGTATCATACAAGAAAAGTCACCTTATGTAGCTAACAATGTATTAAAAAAGTATGACGAGAAAACAACAGCTGTTATCTACATATTTGGTGCTAAAGACGCGGGTAGGTTAAAGGGTGGAAAGTATTTTAAAGATTATGATAAGAACAGAGGTAATATATTAGGATATAAAGAACACGGTTATATTCTCACAGCTCCTCACGTATCTATTAAAGTGGGTGGTAAGGAAATAAGTGGAACTGTGATGAGACAGTTACTTGGTTCACCAGATTATGAAAAAGATAGAGAAAAATTATTTAAACAAGCTTTTGGATACTTTGACAAGGGTATCTATAATATGATGACAAATAAGTTTAAAAAATTATTTGAAAATATAGATGCTTTTTTGGTAGGTCATAAAATATCAAAAATATTAAAAGAAGCTTCTTCAAGTGCTTTATCACCAACCGATGATGGGCCACCTACATTTTATCGTGGTTTCTCAGATTACAAAAAATATTCTAAATCATGGTTGGATGATATGTACGCAGGTCAAGGGTGGGAAGTGATAAATTATATTTTATCAAAACATGCAATTAATCCTGATTACGATTATACACTTAGTTATTCAACTGTACCAGCAGTAGCTTATGGTAAATCCCAATCAGGTGATTATGGTTCAAGGTTTGGTGTTAATAGTCCGATAGACTCGTATAAGGCTTACATAAACGATGTGGTATTAAGCAATCTTGGATATGAATTAATAAAGTGGATGGGAATAACACCTGACGGAAAATCATATACAGGTGTCGAAGTAGAAACACCAGTTGTTGGTGGTGTTGGTAAAGATAATGTTGCTAATACCGAAGTTGATAAGTTAGATTTAAAAGAAGAAGTCAAGTTAATCATTGAGGGTGGAGCATACGGACATATGAATCATCCCTTTGATGATAAAAATCTTAAGTTTTCAGATTTAAAACAGATAGTTATTAATGGACTCGGTGGTAATTTAAGCCGAGAAGATAATGTTACAGAGAAACTTGATGGTCAAAACCTAATGGTTTCTTGGGTAAATGGGAAATTGGTTACAGCTAGAAACAAAGGACAACTTAAAAATTTTGGAGCAACAGCGATGGATACGGCTGGTGTAGCATCTAAATTCGCTGGTAGAGGTGACATAAGAAACGCTTTTGTTTTCGCTATGAAAGACCTAAGTAAAGCAGTAGGTAAATTATCCGACCCACAAAAAGAAAAAGTTTTTAGTAATGGTAAAAGATGGATGAACTTAGAAGTTATATATCCTGCTTCGGCTAACGTAATAGATTATGATAAATCACAAATTATTTTTCATGGGACTTTAGAGTACAATGAAAGTGGTAAAGCAATAGGGCAACCTAAAGATTCTGCTCGTATGTTAGCAGGTATGATAAAACAGGTAAATCAAAATATTCAAAAGCATTTTAAAATAGGCAAACCACAATTCTTATCAGTACCAAAAACACAAAACTTTGGTACAAAGAAAAAAACTTATTTAGCTAGGTTAGATAAATTAAAAAAACAATATGCCCTAAAAGATAATGATACATTAGCACTTTATCATCAAAGATTTTGGGAAGAATTTATTTTTAACGCTGCAAAACAATATCGTTATAAGATACCTAATACTATATTAGTAAATTTAACAAAAAGATGGGCATTTATTGATAAATCATATTCTGTTCAAACAATGAGAAAAGATATAGACAATAAAAAGTTTCTTGATTGGGCATTATCATTCGATAAAACAGACCACGCAAAGTATGTAAAGCAAAACATGAAACCATTTGAAGTTTTATTTTTTGACGTGGGTGCAGAAATACTAAAAAACATTAGTGGATATTTAGTTGCATCGCCAGACAAAGCAGTACAGAAAATAAGAAAAGATGTAATAAAAGCGATAAAGACAGTAAAGAGTGGTGGTGATATCAAAAAAATTGAAACACTTAGACATCAACTCAGTAAGTTAGAAAAGATTGGCGGACTATCATCAATAGTTCCTACTGAGGGAATAGTGTTTAAATATAAAGGAAATACATATAAGTTTACAGGCGCTTTTGCACCTGTTAATCAAATATTAGGATTATTAAATTTTTAGAGGTTATTATGGGAAAAAGTAGGGAAGAAGTTCGACAAGATAAAGCTATGCGTGCTATATTAAGAGGTGAAGCACCTGAAAAAAGAGTCATGGTTGGATATGATACAAAAGATGAAACAACTGGTGACCAGATAGATAGACTATCTGATATTATGAAAGAAGCCAGAATGCCTTGGTTTTGTCCAAGTTGTAATCGGGTGATGAAAAAAAGATTAGATAACAAAATGTGGGTTCTTTACAATCATTGTTTTGAGTGTCAGATACAAGCAGAACATAAGATGAGAGTTAACGGAACATATGATGAATGGATTAAAAGTAAAGAAAAAGAAAATAGGATAGCTTGGATACAAGAACAACGAGAATCTATTGAAGAGTGGAGAGGTCAAAAAGCACCATCGGTATATAATCAAATAAATCCTGATGGACAGCAGTTATCAAAAGAAAAGTGGTTAAATGATAGTGAAGAGTTGAATAAAAAAGCAGATGAGGCTCTTGAATACTTAGAAGAAATGGAAAAAAATTTACAATAAATGTTTGATAAACATAAATCATACGTAATTAGTGGAACTAAAATAATCAGATTGTTAGAGCTGATTGAGGATTTACAAGACATAGCAGGTGATTATGCAGATGAGACAGGCGTGGGTTATGAAATTGAAGAGGATTTTGAAACTTTAGTAGAGGATGTTTTGAAATCAGATATATTTTCTGAAATGGATTTATGTGAAGTGACAGGCAGATACACTTTGAGTGATATAATGGAAAGGGTTGGATTGAAATATTCAACAAAAGGAAGTAATGGACAGAAATAAAAAAGGGCAATTAAAAGATGTAATAAAGCAGGAGTACGTAAAATGTGCAGCTGATCCTGTATACTTTTTAAAAAAGTATTGTGTCATACAACACCCTATGCATGGAAAAATACCATTCCATCTTTATGACTTTCAAGAAAATACAGTATCCGATTTTGTACAACATAGGTTTAATATTATTTTAAAAGCTCGTCAGTTAGGTATATCTACATTGACAGCTGGATATTCGTTATGGATGATGACGTTTCATCAAGATAAAAATATCTTGGTAATTGCTACAAAACAAGAGGTAGCTAAAAACTTGGTAACAAAGGTACGTGTTATGCACGCGAGTTTACCTGGTTGGTTAAAACAAAAGTGTGTTGAAGATAACAAATTGAGTTTGAGATACAAGAATGGTTCTCAGATAAAAGCTGTATCGAGTGGAGAAGATAGTGGTCGTTCTGAAGCTCTGTCTTTATTGATACTTGATGAGGCAGCTTTTATTGACAAGATAGATGGCATATGGGCAGCGGCATCACAAACGTTATCAACTGGTGGACAATGTATCGCATTATCTACACCAAATGGTGTTGGTAATTGGTTTCACAGAACTTGGATGGATGCAGAAGATGGTTTGAATGATTTTAATTTTACAAGACTCCATTGGACTGTACATCCAGATAGAGCTGAAGATTGGAGAGAGGAACAAGATAAATTACTTGGCCCATCACTAGCGGCTCAAGAATGTGATTGTGACTTCATTACTTCTGGTCAAAGTGTGGTTGATGGTGTAATATTAGAAGAATATAGACAAAAACATTTAAGAGAGCCAATTGAAAAAAGAGGCATTGATAGTAATGTTTGGATATGGGAACCACCAAACTACACAAAAGATTACATAGTATGTGCTGACGTTAGTAGAGGAGATAGTACAGACTACTCAGCTTTTCATATTTTGGATATAGAAACATTAGAGCAAGTCGCAGAATATAAAGGTAGAATGTCCACACGAGATTATGGTAATTTATTAGTGAACATCGCAACCGAGTATAATAATGCACTGCTGGTGATTGAGAACAACAATATTGGTTGGGCTACAATACAACAAACAATTGATAGGGGATACGAAAACCTTTTTTATATGAGTAAAGATTTACAGGTGGTTGATGTGCACAGACAGGTAAATAATAAAATAAATAGGTTGGAAAAGGGTTTAGTACCA